GAAGACATCGTAAGTGTGTCCAACTCTCCCTCACAGACACCAATCCAATCTCCAGCAATCTCAATGTCAAGTACATTGTACATGCGAGTATCAACACCGACCATACCCATATACTTCGGTTCAACGGCAGGGTTAAGAGAGCGAAAGCGCAGGTCAACAACGCCAGTCTTTGTAATGTAGGGGATGCTGAGGCGACCCGTGTACTGTTCATGTCCAGGTTCAGGCTCCTCTACTACGCCTAATCGCGCCAGACGCGCTACTTCCTTGCTTATTCCCCGACTTGCTAGGTAATCTTCCGCCAGAGAGATGCTTCCCGCGTACTTGCTGGTGGCTCTCCCCAGTAATTCCTTCTGCGATAGACTTTGCTTCACGTATATCACACCCTTCTTTCCTAGCAATTATCTGAATACTGTTGCCCTGCATACCACACGCGAAGCAATTGAATATGTTCTGCCTTGTATTAAAACTTGCACTTGCATGCGAGTCATTATGGAATGGACACTTGATATTGACTTGACCAGATGAGCGGTTGATGTTGGCACCGTAGTGCTTCAACACCGCCACTATGTCTGGTAAGTCATCAACCAAATACATCGCCTAACCTTAATACTAGATACGAATCTGCTATCGCTCTACCTCTTGCTTTAATAAGGACCGCTGGAAGTATGACTCCGCGCTCGATGCCTCTTGCTTCCGCATAATGCGTTGCTTCAACTTGAGATTCCTTTTGCCAACCGCTGAGGTCAATAGCGTTGCCCGCCCCTGGGGCTTTGCATTCAATGATGCCAATGCTTGCTCCAAGGAAGTCTGCTCTAACAACAATGTCGCCTTCATCTTTTGCACCTGTGCGAGCAAGTCGTTCAGCATCGTATCCAAGAGTTCTAAAGTAATCTTTGGTGTCGGTTTCAAATGTTGCTCCTCTAGCCTTGTGTGATTTACGTGTTGTCATCCCAATTCTTTCTCATCATCCATTGCACCGCAGATAGAACAGGTTATCTGCCCGTCTAAATCTTTTACAAATTCATGTTCGTGTGTCATATGTTTTCTGGAATATCATCTATGTACATGTACTCTGGATTAAATGCTAACCAAGTCATGAGCGTGCCGTTCGCATCTGCTCTTCCGTAGCGATTCTTGACTGATGCCACGCCCAGCGATGTGCCAACGGTGCCAAGCGTGCATATAAGAGCAGGAAGTTGGGATACCTTTCCCTGGATAGCACTTCTTGGTTGACAAGGATTTCCAGGAACTGCTTCCGAAGTGTGATGTAATACCACAACCGCAGCGTTAGTGTCTCTCGCAAGGAACTTCAACTCCTTCATAATTGCACGCATGGAAGCAAATTCTTCGCCTCCGTCTGTTGCGACATCCATGAGGTTGTCCAAGATAATGAGGTGAGGACTACATCCCCATAGTTCCTCAAAGGCTTGGACTTCCTCATCGATGTCTTCTAGTGTTGGTGATGATTCAAACGACCAGACTATATGGTTTCCTTTTTGGAGGACTGCCTTCGTCCAACCAACATCAGTATTAAGTTTCTGTTCTACATCTGACTGGCTCTTGCCAGAAATCATAGACGCTAAACGCATAGCCATTGTATGTGCATTGGTATCTGCTGATATGTACAACGTTGGCACGTTAGTTTTGAGTGCAAGTGCCAGAGCAAGAGTAGATTTACCCGCTCCTGGAGCACCTGCAAACATAGAAACTTCTGAACGACGGATGATAATCTTGTTCGCTTCAAACGCTTTAAATGAACTAGGAAGAGGTTCCCCACCAATGGAGGCTCTACCTACAGAACGAACTAGAGTTCTCATTGGTCTCCCTTCCTAGTTATTTAAAATGGAAATTGCTCTGGTACTAGTTGACTGGCTTGCATTGGTCCGCGCCCTGAGGCATCGGACAGACCCACATCGCGTATGGGTTCCCCGTCTTGCTGGAGATTCCTGACTTGTACTTGCGTGGCCCGTGTTGGCATGTTGGTCCACCCTGTTGCTGGGTTACTGGAGCCATAGCGGACGGAGCCTGAGCCTGGGGTGGAGCGGAGGAGATGGATGGCGCTGTGCCTTGAGTTGAAGGCGATGTCGCTAAAGGGGCTACCCCATACGCACCGACTACCAAACGCTGAACTGCAGCAATCTGAGTTGAATAATCGCCAATACCTTCGAGTAGAACACTTAGTTCATCGTTGGTATGAGCACGAATGTTAATCATATCCCCAGAGGGGGTCTTATATGATACTTGTAACTTCCAGTCTTCTGCCATTTATTTATCCTTCTTAATCGAGAATTGACAATACTCTGTGAGTCCACACATGTATTGACAACTGTTTGTGTTGGGCAAGAATATCGCATCCTTGCGTGCCTTGTCAAATGTTTCTATGAGGTATTCCATCTTGTCGTAGGTGTACTCGGATAGGTCCACCATCTCAGAGATGTTACTACCGCGAGACATGTAGTAGGTTCCCCACTTGATTTCTCCACCTAGGGCATCTGTTCCAAACTGTTGTTCGAGACCCAGTTTGTAGAACCCAAGTTGTAGACTGCTGGTAGGTGTGTTCTGTGATGTCTTTAAGTCGACAATGACAAGTTCGCCGTTGACCTCAAAGATACGGTCAATAATCATCTTGACGGCTACGCCTTTGACGACAGGGGTCAGGGCAAGTTCAATCCCTGGGTTGCCATCTGGTGCTGTCCAGATTTTCCAGTTAGGGTTGGTCTTGCGCCATGCTACGTATGCTTCTACCCAACGCGGTCCCGCTTCTTGCCAGAATGTCTGGTCTTCTTTGTTAGGGTTAGCCTTGGTAGCACGGCCTCCAACGCGAGCATTGGTTAGGTCGGTATCGCCTTTGGACTCAAGCCATGCTTGGTCCCATAGTTGCTGGGTGCTCACATGTTCTCCTTATCGTAGTTTTCACACGCTAGGTGGAACGCTGAACCGCCAACAGACCAGACGGATGGGGCTTCTTCCTTGCCAAGGAGTCTGCCGAGGTAGTATTGGTACCCACAGGTTAGGTAGGTACTGAACGCAGAGTAGGATATGTGCTCTGGTAAGGTATATTCTTCTAGTTTAATTGACATGGTTCTATTATAGGCATAGACACCGCTAGGTGTCAATTGTTTAAATAGTTGACATCTAGAAATTTATCTGTATACTTAGTTATGTAAGTAATTATATAAAGGCCTTCGGCCTTATATGATAATATATATATTATAATATCTAAGGAGTACTATGTCAAACTTTTTACAAGTAGCGTTGGCTTCACTTACTGGTATCACCGTGTTCTATGTACTCGAGGCAGCCTATTACGAAATCAAGGCTCGCATCCGAGGTAGAGAGTACACCCTATGGCTTGAAGAACTAGAAGAAGAGAAAGAACGTTAACCTCTAGAAACAACAAAAGACCCCCTTACCCTAGTATAATCACTAAGGTAGGGGGGTTTCTTGTCTTAAAAGGGCCTTGGAAGGCGTTTAAAGGGTATTACTTTGAGCCGCGACCAAACTCTGTAGCGGATGGGTCAAGCCATTTGAGGACTGGACCAGCCACACCAGCGAGTGCGGCAGCAGCAAGAGTCTTTGGATTAGTCTCGCCAGTCATGTAGATAGCGACTACCGCAGCAGCGGCAGCACGGAACCAAGATAGTGCTAGTTGTTTGAATTGCTCCATTGTATCCTCCTATAGGATTAGGACTTTGCCCCGTGTAACTTACAGCAGGTGCAAACTTCGGTCTTGTATGCCTTCTTTGCAGGTATTGAAGTCAAACTAGCAATAACCTGATTAAGAGTTTTAGGTTGGTTTAGCCACCAGAACCAAGGGCTAGTGTCTTTTCCCTTGTCCTCGTTGATAGAAATATGAAGATGCTTATTGTGTTTATTAGAGCCAGTGTATTCGCGGTCACCTTCTGATGAGCGTTCACGTGACCAAATCTTACCTTTAAAAATTAGATATTTAACTCGCTCATCTTCCTTCAATTTCTGGAAGATTGTTGTGCAATCAATGCCATTTTTAGGGTCATCCGTTAAGTCTACGGCGTAGCCTGTATTGTGGTCCGAGGTAGGGTTTTGCTTCATATGCGCCGCAGATGGCAGTAATCCATCGCTGGCCTTTTTGCGATTAGGCTTGAGTGCAGTTGCTTGACGTAGTACGGCAATAGCCGCAGGTGTTGCTTTCATTTATTTCTCCGCTACCAATTTATACAAGTCATCAATGCGTTGTTCCATACGAGCCATAGAGTCTTTCATTGAACTGCCACCATTAGGGCGAAGTTCATTGAGATAGTGTTTAACCATCCAACGCATGCTCCCAGCAAAAGCGGTTATAATTGCTATAACAGCAACTGCCATTGTTAGATAGTCTTTGAACTCCATTATACGGTCCTTACGGTTATCTCTATGATGCCACCAAAACCATCAAAGCGTTTATCGGGCGGTGTCATACGGGTGAATGTAACTTGTTCGATTACTGCTTGTCGTGATTCTCCTGTTGTCAAGTCTTGCCAAGTCAGAACATCGCCTGTCTTTTCAATCTCTTCTAACAATTGGATACGCTCAAAGGCTCTGCCTTCAAAGCCGACTACAGTATTAAACCTATCTGTTTCAATATCAAAACAGTAGACAGGAAAACGAATGAGTCTATTGCGTGGAGAAGCAATGGTTGCCTTTGCTTGATATCCCTTAAAGGTAGGACCAGCAGTTGTATCCGTGGCGTCACGGTCAAATGTAAATTTATATGCAAGGAACTCTTGTGCTACTTCGGGCTGAGATGTAGTTACTTCTACGGGTTCAACCTCAAGACCGTAACCTATATGGTCAAATTGGACATCAGTTCCACCTGCATTTGTAGCAAGGGATGAGAGCGTAAGGGTGCCAGATGTAAATGAACCACGTGCAATAAGACGCTTGTAGTTCTTAGGCTCTAGGGTAGAGAATCGAATCTTACCTGTGCTTATAGAGCCAGATGATGCTAAAACTGTGGCTGATTGAATGGCTATGCCATTGCTACCTGATGTAGTAAAGGCCAGTTGATTACTGTTACCAATAAAGTCTACGCTAGTAGCATAGCCAGCAACAGTAGTAAGATAGGCATCCTTGGCGTAGGCAAAGCGTAAATTTTCAATCTCCGCATCTAAATCAATGCGGTATAATCCAGCGCAACCATTGACTGTGCCAGTAGCCCAGACATACTTATCACGGAATGCAAAGTCGTATACACCATTAGTGTCTTCAAATATTAGTGGGCCGTAGATTAAATCACCAGTTGTATCTGAGATTTTAGCCACACGCATACCCTTATTAGTACCAATCATTAGGTAGCCAAGGTATGATTCAATCTTGTAGACTATCTCGCCAATTGGTAATTGCGCTGCTATAATTCCAGAAGTTAATACTGGCATAGAGCCATTAGTACCCAGAGTAAACTTATAGATAGCAGAGTTTCCGCCAGCATAACCAGCAGCATAAATGGCAGAGCCACCCTCAGAGATAGATGACCAAATCCAAGCAGTATTAGGGTGTGTGTATATCGGTGTAGGTAATGCAAGTGCGCTACCAGTAGCACCAGTTAACTCATAAACAGAGTTAGTAACAGCACCAACAAGGCGTTGTTTAACCCAAGCAAGAGTGGCACGTGTGCCAGTTACATAGTATTCAGTCCAGCCAGTTGAGGCTGCATTGAGTGGACCCACGTAAACGTGGTCATTATCAGCAGCAAACAAGCGTGTACCATCTGTTACTACCGCACCATCTAGTATGTTACCTAAGTTAGTAGGCACATATGTTGTTACTACTGTGCCATCTGCTTCAAAAGATTTTATTGTCGTAGAACCAGGAATATATCCAACAATTACGTTAGTACTACCAGATACACCAGAGATAAGTTTATAGATACCGCTAGTAACACCAGTCATATTGGCTGTTTCTTTGAGCAGAGTTACCTGTCCCTTAGTCCACACATCTACATTGTCTGAGTCAGCAAAACGAAAGTTAACACTCTCACCTGCAGATGGGTCATAGAACTTAATGCCTGTGCCATTGTGGAAAGAAGACTGGCTTCTTAACCAGAAACCAGTGAGCGATTGCTCACCTGGTTCTGCACCAATGTCTGACTGTTCCTTACGAAACGGTGCAGTCTGACGGATGTATGGACGAGCATCACTGATAGCGTAGAAGAATGGAAGTCCACCTACTGCCACATCATATGACTCATTAGTGTTCTGCCAAGTAGAACTAGATGAAACAATACCTAGGTCAACAGCAATAGCACGACCAATGCTGGCAGTTGCAGAGCCTCTACCTTCGGTTATATCTCTCGTTGCCACTATTGCTCCTTAATACGGTAGTAAATCTGTTTCATCTATAGCATCATCTATT